GAATTCATAACTGTATTTTGACATAAAAATACCGACCTCCAAAGTTAGATTTTTTAGGTCTAACTTTTGGGGGTCGGGTCAAAAAAGGTAGGTGCTTTTCTTTTGCCCATTTTACGAAAGAGTGGTGGTTTTATGGGTATTTTAAGCGGTTTGTTTCGTTCACGAGATAAGCCGAAAAATAGTACATCGGGCAGCAGTTACCGATTTTTCTACGGTCAGAGCAGTGCCGGCAAATGCGTGACCGAGAGAAGTGCAATGCAAATGACGGCAGTATATGCCTGCGTCAGAATTTTATCCGAGGCGGTTGCAGGACTTCCTCTCCACCTTTACAGATACAATTCTGACGGGAGCAAAGAAAAGGCGCTTGAACATCCGTTGTATTTTCTTTTGCACGATGAGCCTAATCCCGAAATGACTTCATTTGCTTTTAGAGAAACCTTGATGACTCATCTGCTTTTGTGGGGCAATGCCTATGCACAAATCATAAGAAATGGCAAGGGCGATGTTGTTGCCCTCTATCCTCTTATGCCGAACAGAATGACAGTTAACAGAGATAAAAGCGGTAATCTTTACTATCAGTACAACACAAGCTCCGACGACGCAAGAACAATGAAAGGTGCAACGGTAAGGCTTTCACCGTATGAGGTTTTGCATATTGCCGGACTTGGATTTGACGGACTTGTCGGATACTCGCCTATTGCAATGGCAAAGAACGCAATCGGTCTTGCCATTGCCGCCGAGGAATACGGTAGTAAGTTCTATGCAAACGGTGCGTCACCCAGCGGTGTGCTTGAACATCCGGGTACGCTTAAAGACCCATCCAAGGTTCGTGATTCGTGGAATGCCGCCTTTGCGGGAAGCGGCAACAGTCATAGAGTTGCCGTGCTTGAGGAGGGACTGAAGTACACACCGATTTCAATTTCGCCGAACGAGGCGCAGTTCCTCGAAACCAGAAAATTTCAGATAGATGAGATAGCTCGAATTTTCAGAGTGCCTCCGCATATGGTGGGCGACCTTGAAAAATCGAGCTTTTCTAATATTGAACAGCAGTCACTTGAATTTGTGAAGTACACACTTGAGCCGTGGATAGTGCGTTGGGAGCAGTCAATTTTCCGCTCCTTACTTTCAAGAAATGAAAAAAGTTCGTACTTTGTGAAGTTTAATGTTGACGGACTTCTGCGTGGTGACTACGCAAGCAGAATGAGTGGCTATGCAACGGCAAGGCAGAACGGATGGATGTCGGCAAACGATATACGAGAGCTTGAAAATCTCGACCGTATTTCTGACGAGGAGGGTGGAAATCTGTATCTCGTGAATGGCAGCATGACAAAGCTGAGCGATGCCGGGGCTTTTGCTGAAAAGAATAATGAAAAGGAGGAAAATACAAATGGCGAAAAGGTTCTGGAATTGGAAAAATCATACAGAAGAAAATGAAACTGTACAAAGAGTTCTTGAACTTAACGGAACTATTGCAGAAGAAAGTTGGTTTGACGATGATGTAACACCGCAGATGTTTAAAAATGAGCTTTTTACAGGAAGTGGTCCCGTTACAATTTGGCTTAATTCTCCGGGTGGAGATTGCGTTGCGGCAAGTCAGATTTATTCAATGCTTATGGATTATCCACATGATGTGACGGTTAAAATTGATGGTATTGCTGCAAGTGCGGCATCGGTTATTGCAATGGCTGGTACAAGGGTGTGTATGGCACCTACCGCCCTTATGATGATTCACAATCCGGCAACAACCGCCTTTGGTGACCATAGAGATATGTCAAAAGCTATTGAAATGCTTGATGAGGTCAAGGAGAGCATTATAAATGCTTATGAATTACGCACGGGGCTTTCACATACGCAGCTTTCGCATATGATGGATGAAACCACATGGATGAATGCAAAGAAGGCTGTTGAACTTGGTTTTGCCGACGACATTCTCAAAGACGATAAGAATACCGCTGAAACGGAAGGGTATTCTTTTTCCGAAGATGCGGTTGAGAGGGCACTCATTAACAAAATCAAGAATAAGCATTCTGTTGGCAAGACAGGACGAAAAGTTGATGAGTTAAAGATGCAACTTTACAAAAAGTTACTTTAATAAGGAGAATTTAACTATGACTATTACAGAATTAAGAGAAAAAAGAGCAAGACTCTGGAACACGATGGAGGGCTTTCTTGATACACACAGAAATGATATGGGTGTATTGAAGGCGGAGGACGATGCGACGTACTCGAATATGGAGGGTGAACTTGATAGCCTTACAAATGAAATCCACAGAATGGAACGCAGAGAGGAGCATGAAAAGGAACTTAACAAAGCGGTAAATACGCCAATTGTCACCACACCGGTTGACAATAAGCCTGAAAGGACAGGCAGGGCAAGTGATGAATACAGAGAGGATTTTCAGAATCATCTTCGTGGCAGAGCACAGGTTCACAATGTACTCTCTGAGGGTACAGACGCTGACGGTGGTTTTCTTGTTCCCACGGAATTTGAAACAAGCATTGTTTCTGCACTTGAGGAGGAGAATATTATACGCTCTCTTGCGAAGGTAATCACAACCCAGCATGAACGCAAAATTCCGATTGCCACGGGTCATTCTGTTGCTCAGTGGACGGCCGAGAATGCGGCGTACACGGAAAGTAATCCAACCTTTGGACAGAAGCAGCTTGACGCATTTAAACTTACAGACCTTTGTAGGGTAAGTACAGAGCTTTTACAGGATTCAGCCTTTGATATTGAGGATTACCTTATGAAAGAATTTGCAAGAGCCTTCGGTATTGCTGAAGAGGAGGCATTCTGCGTTGGCACAGGTACAAATCAGCCAACAGGTATTTTTACGGCCAAAGGTGGTGAAGTTGGTGTTACGGCTGCTAGTGCAACTGCAATTACTGCTGATGAAGTTATCAGCCTTGTGTATTCACTCAAATCACCGTACAGAAGAAATGCAAAGTTTCTTATGAATGACTCTACCGTTGCAATTCTCAGAAAACTCAAGGATAACAACGGTGCGTATCTCTGGCAACCGTCAGTACAGGCTGGTCAGCCGGATAAGCTTCTTGGCTATGACCTTTACACAACACCGTATGCACCTGTTGCAACAACAAATTCACTCCCTATTGCCTTTGGCGATTTTTCAAATTACTGGATTGGCGACAGAGGTTCAAGAACGGTACAGCGACTTAATGAATTGTATGCGACTAATGGCCAGATTGGTTATGTATCTACTGAGAGAGTTGACGGTAAGGTGATTCTTACAGAGGGTATCAAACTCTTACAGATGAAAAAATCCTGAGGTGATGAAATTAGTGAATGAACTGCTTGAAAAAGTAAAGCAAAATCTCATACTTGAACATTCTGAGGACGATGCACTTCTTGAGCAGTACATCACTGCATCGGTTTCCTATGCCGAAAGCTATCAACACATTGATGAGGGTTACTACTCCACACACGCAATGCCTGCAACTACCGAGCAGGCAGTTATTATGCTTGCGAGCCATTTCTACGAAAGCAGAGATGGCTCAACGGGCGGATTCTTTGCTGACAGCACAAACGCATCGGCTCAGGTGTGGAACACGGTCAATTTACTTTTAAGGCTTGACAGAAACTGGAAGGTTTAGCTATGAGTTTTGGAAAGATGAACGCACCTGTTGAAATTATGAAAAGGGTGATTGAAACCGATGATGAGGGCTTTAAGAAGGAAAGACTGAAAACAGTAGCAAGCGTGAGGGCATATCGTGAGGGCAGACATGGCAGTGAACGGTGGGCGAATATGGCGACATTTTCCGTTGCGACTGATCTGTTTCGTCTGAGGTGTATTCCGCACATTGAGGTTACAACCGATATGCTCATTCTTTGTGACGGAAAGCGGTTTGAAATCACCTCTGTTGAGAATGTAAAAGGCAGAGGAATGTATCTTGAAATTCTTGCAAAGGAGGTTGACGCAAGTGGCTAGATGCACAATGAAAATGCCGGAGGAGTTTTTACTCAATATTTCAAGACTTGGGAACAAAACAGATGAAGTGTGTGAAAGGGTACTCAATGCCGGTGCTGAGGTTGTTCTTAAAAAGGTGAGAACAAATCTCAGAAATGTCATCAGCAAGGACACAAAAACGCAGTCACGCTCAACGGGTGAGCTTGAACACTCGCTCGGCGTGTCCCCTGTTTTATCAGACAAGAACGGCAATATGAATATCAAGATAGGCTTTTCAGAGCCGAGAACAAATGGTGAAAGCAATGCAAAAATTGCGAGTGTAATTGAATACGGCAAAAGCGGTCAGCCACCAAAACCGTTTATGAAGCCTGCAAAATCAGCGTCACGCAAGGAGTGTATGACGGTTATGATTAACACGCTTGATGAGGAGGTAAAGAGCATATGAGTTTGCTTGCTGAAATCAAGAGCATTGCAGAAGGTTTAAATATCAGAGTTGAAACATGTGCTTTTTCAGACAAAGCACCTGACGAATACATTGTTCTCACACCGCTTTCGGACGGCTTTGATATGCACTGCGACAATATGCCGACCTTTGACAGACAGGAAGTGAGAATTTCTATATTTTCAAAGGGTAATTATTCTGCACTTAAATACAAGCTTGTGACCGCTCTTTTTCAAAGTGATATTTCAATAACCGACAGGCTGTATATCGGTTACGAGAGCGACGCGGGCTATCATCACTATGCTATTGACGCATTAAAAACTTATGAACTGGAGGAGATAGATTATGGCAACAATCGGACTTGATAAGCTGTACTACGCAAAAATCACGGAGGACTCTGACGGAAACGAAACCTACGATACACCCATTCCTCTTGCTAAGGCAATGAGTGCGGAACTTTCGGTAGAGCTTGCCGAGGCGACACTTTATGCCGATGACGGTGCGTCAGAGGTTGTAAAGGAATTTCAGAGCGGTACGCTCACACTCGGTATCGACAACATCGGAACAGCCGTTGCAGAGGATTTGACCGGTGCGACAATCGACAAAAACAAGGTGTTGGTTTCCGCATCTGAGGACGGAGCACCACCCGTTGCAATCGGTTTTCGTGCAAAGAAGGCGAACGGCAAGTATCGTTATTTCTGGCTTTACAGAGTGAAGTTTGGCATTCCAGCAACCAACCTTACAACAAAGGGAGAAAGCATCGAGTTTTCCACTCCGTCAATCGAGGGTACGGTTATTCGCAGAAACAAGGCTGACAAGCTCGGCAAGCACCCGTGGAAGGCTGAAATTTCAGAGGACGATGCAGGTGTTGCAATCGACACAATCAGCGGTTGGTACACTCAGGTGTACGAGCCGACCTATGCTGAATAAATACGGAGGTGCAGTATGACTGACAGAGGAAGTATTATTAAAATCGGTGAAAACGAATATGAGCTTATTCTTACAACAAGGGCAACAAAGGAGATTGCCAAAAGATACGGCGGTCTTGAAAACCTCGGTGACAGGCTTATGAAAAGTGAAAATTTTGAAATGGCACTTGATGAAATCATCTGGCTTATCACCCTGCTCGCTAATCAGAGCGTTATGATTTACAATCTGAAAAATCCGAACAGCAAAAGGCCTTTGCTTTGTGAGGACGAGGTTGAACTTCTTACATCACCGTTTGACCTTGCCGAGTACAAGAGTGCAATTATGGATTCAATGCACAAGGGTACAAAGAGAAATATTGAGAGCGAGTCTGACTCAAAAAATACGAAAGTCGGGTAACAGACGATGAGCTGTTTACCCGACTTCTTTATTACGGACTTGCACATTTGGATCTTTCGCAAGATGAGGTGTGGCTGATGCCCTTTGGGCTCTTGCTTGACTTGTGGGAATGTCATAGACAATATAACGGCATTGCAAAGCCGAAAAGAGATTTGACAATTGATGATGTTATTCCTTTTGGGGTTTGATTGCTCTGAAAAGAATTGAAATTTATTAAGCGGTATGATATAATTAGCTCATTAAAAGCTGAAATTGTTAGGAGTCTTAATTATGGCAAAGAGAATAAGAATGAATGAAGTTCCTTGTTGGCAGGAGGAGAGAAATTTTACAAAATGGCTTGCTGATAATATAGATTGCGTAGGAAATACTATTGGAAGAAACATTGTAAGTGCGTGTACTGAAGTGAAAGAATCGAGTGAATATGGCAAAGGGAAATACCCAGTTGATATTCTTGCGATTGACGAAAATGATGAAAAAATTGTTGTTGAGAATCAATATTTTTTAAGTAATCATATTCATTTAGGTGAAATACTTACCTATTCAGCTTGGAATTCAGTTTCAACAATTGTATGGATTACAGAAGATATAGACGAGGAACACTTTCGTGCGGTAGAATACATAAAAGAATTAGCTCAATCTTCAGATAGAAAGCTTGAATTTTGGATACTGTTAATGTCTCCAGATGAAAATTCAGATTTACTTAATGACCCAAATGTGATTTTAAAAGTGGCGACAAAGGATGATTGTATAAAAAGAGATTCAAATGTTAAGCCACCAATAAATGCAGAATTAAATATTGAATTTTGGAACAGGTTTGAAAGTGTAGTTTTGAAATATGGATTTTCCCTTTCACGACAAGGACGTACAGATTGTATTAATTTACGATGGGGAAAATCCTATGAAATGAATGTTCCATTTAGAAAAAATAACATAAATATTGAAGTGAATTTTAAGAAGTTTGGAACTATTTTCTATGATGCAATTGATGCAGATTTTGATTCTATTGTTGAGGAACTTTGTTTAGGAAAATATTATGAGATTAGTTTGAATCAATATAGTAAATATTCCCAGATTAGAGTTAAAATACCAGCACAGGTTGAAAATATAGATAAATGGGATGAATATATTGAAAGAATGATAGGCATTATTCTAAAATTAAGAGAAATCGCAGATAGGTATGAGTTTTGCTACTGATAGTAAATTACAGATTTTTCAGAATGAGTAATATTCATAGATATGATATGTCAAATTTCAATTTATCTATACAATAATTTCAAGGAGTAACCAAAAGGTTGCTCCTTTTTTAATACACTTTTGAGCCAATAGGCTCTTTTTTTATGCCATAAGGAGGTGAATATATGGCTGATAATATGGGAATAAAGCTAGGTGTTGAGGGTGAAAAGGAATTTAAAAAGTCGCTTGCTGAAATCAATCAGAGCTTTAAGGTGCTCGGCTCTGAGATGAAGCTTGTGTCCTCGCAGTTTGATAAGAATGACAATTCCGTTCAGGCTTTGTCTGCAAGAAATACGGTTCTTAATAAGGAGATTGATGCACAAAAGCAGAAGATTGAAACCTTGCGACAGGCACTTGCAAATGCATCAGAGTCCTTTGGTGAAACCGACAGAAGAACACAAAGCTGGCAAATTCAGCTTAACAATGCCGAGGCATCACTCAACGGTATGGAGCGTGAACTGAACAGTAATAATTCTGCACTTGAACAGGCAAAGACGGATATTGAGGGGACAGAAAAATCTCTTGAAAAGGTTGATGGTCGGCTTGATGATACTGCCGAAAGTGCCGATGATATGGGCGATGAAATCAAGGACGCAGGCGACAAGGCGGATAAGTCAAAGGAGAGATTTTCAAAGCTTGGTTCGGTACTCAAGGGTGTGGGTGTTGCGATGGGTGCGGTTGTTACTGCGGCTGCCGCAACTGCCGTTAAGCTCGGCAAGGAGGTAGTTAATGCCTATGCCGACTATGAACAGCTTGTCGGCGGTGTCGATACGCTTTTCAAGGGTTCATCACAGAAGCTGCAAAGCTACGCATCTAATGCCTATAAAACGGCAGGCCTTTCTGCAAATGACTATATGGAAACTGTTACAGGCTTTTCAGCAAGCCTCATTCAGTCGCTTGGCGGTGATACGGACAAGTCGGTAAAGTATGCCGATATGGCAATCACGGATATGGCAGATAATGCAAACAAAATGGGTACGGATATGTCGCTCATTCAGAATGCATATCAGGGATTTGCCAAGCAGAATTACACCATGCTTGATAACCTTAAACTCGGCTACGGCGGTACTAAAGAGGAAATGCAAAGACTTCTCTCTGACGCAGAAAAAATATCGGGCGTTAAGTATGACATTTCGTCATATGCCGATGTGGTCGATGCAATCCATGTTATGCAGGAGAGTATGGATATTGCCGGCACTACTGCAAAAGAGGCGGAGGGTACAATTTCGGGTTCGGTTAATGCGTTGAAATCCTCAGTTACGAATCTTGTGGTAGGATTTGGTGACGCAAACGCTGACCTTGATGTGTTGTGTGAAAATGTTGTAACGGCATTTCAGACCGTGCTTGAGAATATCTCGCCTATTGTGGAAAATCTCATCTCAGCCTTGCCGACAGTCATTACTACACTGCTTGAATCGGCAGGTGAAATGCTCCCCACGGTTCTGGAAACTCTTGCAGAATTGTTTGTACAGGTGCTTGAGGGATTGCTTCAGCTTTTGCCACAGCTGATTCCCGTTGCGGTGTCAGCCTTATTAACAATTACAAATGCAATTGTTGAAAATCTTCCCTTGCTGATTGAGTCGGCAACCTTGCTCGTAGCAACTCTCGTACAAGGCCTTGCAGATGCACTGCCTACACTAATTCCTACTGCGGTCAATGCGGTTATGACGATTGTACAGGAACTTCTGGACAGCTTGCCGTCAATTCTTGACGCAGGACTTGAACTTGTGTCAGCACTTGCACAGGGTATTCTTGATGCACTTCCCGACCTCATATCTAAACTGCCTCAGATTATTATGGGCATAGTTACATTCCTTTTAAATTCAATACCGCAAATCATACAGACGGGCATTAAGTTGCTGACCTCTCTTGTTAGTGCATTACCCGATATTATCACATCAATAGTCAAGGCAATTCCGCAGATTATCAACGGGATTATAAATGCGGTAATAAATTCAATTCCGCAGATTATTCAGGCAGGTATAGACTTGCTCATTTCACTTGTCAAGGCTCTGCCCACCATTATCGTCACAATCGTGAATGCAATACCTGACATCATTTCAGGCATTGTTAATGCTCTTATTGACAATATTCCGGCAATAATTCAGGCGGGTATTGATTTGTTGATTTCGCTTGTTAAGAATCTGCCGACTATCATTAAGGAAATTGTAAAGGCGGTACCTAAGATTATTGAAGGTATTGTAAAGGCCTTTGGTTCGCTTATGTACAAGATTGTTGAAATTGGCGGTAACATTGTAAAAGGCTTGTGGGACGGTATCTGCGGTCTTGCATCGTGGCTCTGGGATTCAGTCAGCGGTTGGATTTCGGGTATCTGGAACGGCATCTGCGACTTTTTTGGCATTCACTCACCGTCAAAGGAAATGGCATGGGTTGGCGAAATGCTCGTCAAGGGTCTTGCCGGCTCTATTGACAAGAACGGTGATATGGCTGTTCGTGCCGCCGAGGGTATGAGCAGTGATGTTTCAAGTGTTATGAACTCACTTGCTGATGATATGAAAACTGCTTTGCCGACTGATTTCAGCATTGACGGAAATGTTAAAGGATTGGTTGATAATTCAAATTCTGCTGTTTTTGGTAAGAGCGGTCTTTCGCTTGTGCTGAATATTGCAAATTTTAACAACTACTCAAATGACGATATTTCTCAGCTTACAAACGAGATTATGGAAACTGCAGGTCAGTTTGCCAAAAGGAAAGGACTGGTGTTTGCTTGAACTATTTTGAATACAACGGCATCAGGTCATCTGATATGGGACTTCATATACAGAGAAAGAATGTGTACTCCTCGCCAAAGTACGATTCTTCCTTTGTATCAATCCCCGGTCGCAACGGTGACCTGATTGTACCGAATCGCAGATATGAAAACACACAGGTGAGTTATTCTGTATATCTGTCTGCAAAGAACAGTCAACAGCTTGCAGACAGCATTACAAAAATCAAGGCATGGCTGTACACACAGCCCGACAGGTATCACATACTAAAGGACAGCTACGATAAAAGATTTTTCAGATATGCTCTTTTTAACTCCTCGCTTGATATTGAAGATGAGCTCAACAAAATCGGTGTGTTTACCGTAAGCTTTAACTGCAAGCCGTTTAGATATGACATTGACGGTGAGTTACCGCACAGCATTGATGTGGTGCTGAATTTTCCGTATATGATTTTTTGCAGAATGGACGGTTCAAAACCGGAAAACGACTGGAGCAACCGTTGGAATCAGACGGCAGACCTTGTTGTGCCGAGTGGTAAAAATATGTTTGTGCTGAATACAAATTCGTGGACAGACGGCTACTGGGACTACTATTCAGATGCTGACAAGAGCAGAATATATCTTAAGGTAAACGAAAACTGGAAAAAGGAGAATGCAAGGTTTGCCCTCTACACATTTCTCGGTGACGAAACCGCATGGCATTCTCTCGAGAAGGTCAGCGAGGATATTTACAGAGTGACCTTGCCGTCAAAGGGTGAAACCGTACTTGTGAATCCGTACAGCTTTGAGAGCAGACCGCTTATTCATCTTAACGGCAACGGTACGGGTACGCTTACCATTGATAACGAAAACGGCAGACACGAATGGACATTCAACGATATTGACGAGTTCATTGAGATTGACAGCGAAAAGATGTGCTTTTACAAGGACAACACGCTGAAAAATGATACGGTTACAGGCACGGGTTTTCCTTTGCTTGTAAAGGGCGAAAACAGGTTTATTCTCGGCGGTGGCATAACAGACGGTTCAGTATTTCCAAGGTGGTGTTCGTTATGATGCCGATTTTATACAGAGCAGATGAAACTGAGTTTGACACCTACGGAATCGGTGTGCTGTCGGACTGCACCTTTTGCGAAGTTACAGAGGAGCGAAACGGTGCGTTTGAATGTGTGATGAAATATCCTCTGCACGGTGCATTGTTTGATGAGATTAAAAACGACAGGGTTATACTCGTTAAGCCGAATGACACATCAAGGTCACAGCCGTTTCGTATATACAGAATTACAACACCGATGAACGGCATCATCACAGTGCATGCACAGCATATGTCATATGATTTGTCGGGCATTGGTGTGCTATGCTTTGAGAGCAAATCGGTTTCGCCACAGCTTGCACTTGAAAGAATTTTTGCGAATACTTCATCAAAGCACGGCTTTAAATGCAGGACAGACCTTTCAGCACCGAGGACATTTTCAGTCGACAGGCCGATGAGCGTTCGTGCTGTTCTGGGCGGTACGGAAGGTTCAGTCCTTGATGTGTGGGGCGGTGAATACGAATGGGATATGTTTGATGTCATTCTCCACTCAAAGCGTGGTAAGGACAACGGTGTGGTGATTGAATACGGCAAGAACCTGACTGATGTGGAGCAGGACAATGACTTCTCATCTGTATATTCTCACCTTTTTCCCTATGCCGTAATTAAAAACGGAGATACCGAAAGTGTGGTTACTCTGTCGGAAATCACAATTCCTATTGTGGAAACATATGCAAGGGAGAAAACACTCATCAAGGATTTTTCGTCCTTCTTTAAGGACGGAGAAACCGTTACCGAGGACACGCTTCGAGCAAAGGCGAAGTCATACATCAAACAGAATCCGTTCGGTGACGAAACTCCCACGGTGAAGGTGTCGTTTGAACCGCTATGGCAACAGCCCGAATATTCGCAGTTCCTCGAAAAGGTGAACCTCTGCGACACAGTGACCGTCAGACACGCAGATATGAATATTGAGGTAAAGACGAAGGTTATTGAAACCGTATATGACGCACTGGCCGAGAAATATTCATCAATCACACTCGGAACGGCAAAATCAAACTTTGTGAATACGGTTGCAGAAATCAAAAGTACAACCGATGAAATCAAAAAGGAAACCGACAACTTTCCGTTACTTATGAATACTGCTATTAAAAATGCCACTTCGCTGATTTCAGGTCAGCAAGGTGGCTTTGTTGTTATGCACACGGATTCTGTTACAGGCAAGCCGTATGAACTTTTGATTCTTGACAACGAAAATCTGTACGATGCAAGGAATGTGTGGCGGTGGAATGTAGGCGGACTCGGATTTTCAAAAAGCGGATACAACGGCCCGTATGAAACTGCGATTACGGCTGACGGAAAAATCGTGGCAAACTTTATCACAAGCGGAACGCTTATGGCAAATATCATCAAGGCGGGAGTAATCAGTTCGGCTGATAATTCTTCATGGTGGGATTTGGAGAGCGGTGAGGTTCACCTCAGTGCATATACAAAAACAGAGGATACCGACAAACTCAGCGACAGTATTGCTGAAATTACGGAAAGGACATCAACACTTGAACAGACCGCAGAGGACATTTCCTTTAAAATCAACGAGCAGTCCACGGGCGGAAAGAACTATCTTTTAAACTCATCGGCTCTCAACGGACTTTCGGATGATTGGGAGTATTCGGGATTGGTCACTGTACTTTCCGATACAGATGTAATCAGTCACACCTCTTCGGGTTCTGCCTTTGTACTCGGTGAGGAAAGCACCTTGTCGCAAAGTGTGTATAACTCGGTTGCCGACAGATCCTTTGTGCTGTCACTCAGAGCAAAGAAAAGCTATTCACAGCTTAGTGCATATATGTATGTACAGTACAACGGAGTTAAAAGAGAATATCTTTTTGACACAAAGGACAGCTTTGATTGGACAGATTTTTCCGTTGTACTCCCCGATGTTTCGGACGGCGAAATCACGGTATTCATTTACAGCCGTGGTTCTTCCCTTAAGGTAAGTGACCTTATGCTTACTGACGGAAGTATTATCCAACACTGGTCGCCTGCACCGAACGAGATATACACAAACGAGGTAAAGATTGACCGCAAAGGCATTGAGGTTTCAAACAGCAAGTCCTCGCAGAAAACTGTAATTACAAACACAGAATTTTCCGGCTACTACAACGGTGAAAAGATATTCACCCTAAACAAGGACGAAACTCAGACAAAGAAAACCACAGTTGACGGTGAGCTTACAATCGGCAGAACAAAGCTGATTCCGATGACGGACAGCTCGCAGGGACTCAACATTGTAATTCTTGATTAGGAGGCAATATGACAAAGACAACGGTTGTCAATAGAATTGACACGATTTACATAGATACGGAAAATCCGACCGTATCAGTAAACACAACGGTAAATGACGCAGGTCTTAAACACAGCATTACGATTACCATACGAGGTATTCCGATAACTGGCATATCGGGACTTGCGTGGAACAAGGGGACAGCAAACAGGATTATTACCATTCCTACGGACAGCAGAACGGGCATTTTAAAGGCTATGTATGAAGACAAGAGCGTTACGGCAAAGCTAACGGTCACCACATACAAGGGTTCAACCTATGTAGGCATTTCTGAAAGAAATTGTCAGATTACCACCACATCGCACAGCTCAAGGCCTGTAATTAACGGGTTTATCTATCTTGACACCAATTTAAAGACCACTGCCGTTACTGGCAACTCAAAGCTGTTTATTCAGAACTATTCAAATCTCAAGGTTACTCCGCTTACGGCAAAGCCGAGAAATGAATCGAAGATTACAGGCTACACGGTAAGCTGTAACGGTGTGAGCAAATCAAGTACAACTGCAAAGGAATTGAATCTTGGTACAATCACCAAAAGCGGTGATGTGGTGGTTATGGTCACGGTCACGGACTCAAGAGGTTACACAACGAGCATTAAAAAGACAATTACCGTTATTCCGTACACCAGTCCGAATCTCAGTACGATTACGCTCAGACGAACAAATGAGATAGAATCAGAAATTCAGCTTATTTTCAACGGTTCATACTCACCAATCACAATTGACGGGGTAAATCACAATCAGCTTTTATCCTTTCGCTACCAATACAAGAGGACAAGTGATGCAAATTACGGAAATTTTGTTGACATTTTAAGCGAACTGAAAATGAACGGCACAAGCTATTCATACTCAAATCTTCAGCTTATGAATCTTGATGTGAATATGTCATATGACTTTCATATTGAAATCCGTGATGCTATGGAAAAGTCGGTTATTACAGACCTGTACTATTTAATTCCGCAGGGCACACCGCTTGTATCTTTACGCAAACAAAAGGTAGGCATTAACAATCCAAACCCACAATCCGCACTTGATGTGACGGGTGAAATACATATGAACGGTTACCCTGTTATGGGCATTATACAGACCTCTGTTGAGGACGATGTCAGCCTTAACAGTCTTACAACGCAGGGTATTTATTTCAGACGAAGAGTACCGCAGGAGAATATGAACTATCCGGCACTTGTATTCGGTATGCTTGAAGTATTTTCTTGCAGTACAAATCTTGTGACACAGAGATATACGGCAAGGGACAGTCCGTTTGATGTGTATATCCGTTCAAAGGTGAATTCAAGCTGGAGCAAGTGGGTTAAAAAATAGACACAGGAGGTATTTATGAAACAGATTTGGAACAGCATTCAGACTGCATTCATCGCACTTGGAGGAACACTCGGGTGGTTTCTCGGAGGTGCAGACGGCTTTCTGTATGCACTCATTGCATTTGTAGTTATCGACTACATTACAGGAATGATGTGTGCCTTTGCCGACAGAGAGCTTTCGAGCAAGGTTGGTTTTAAAGGCATTTGCAGAAAGGTGATTATCTTTCTGCTTGTGGGGGTGGCGAATCTCCTTGATGTGTACATTATCGGCACGGGCAGTGTGCTGAGAACGGCAGTAATTTTCTTCTATCTCTCAAATGAGGGATTGTCACTGCTTGAAAACGGAGCGCATCTGGGACTTCCCATTCCTGAAAAGATTAAAAATGTGCTTGCACAATTACACCACAGAAGTGAAAAGGAGGACGACTAAATGTCATACACAAACAGCAAATTAGTTAGCTACACAAAAATTTCACCAAACAGAAACATCAATCGCAATCACAAGATTGATACAGTTTCAATTCACTGCGTAGTCGGGCAGTGCTCTATTGAAACTCTCGGTTCAATCTTTGCATCCGCAAGCAAGGAGGCAAGCTCAAACTACGGTATCGGCTATGACGGCAGAATCGGAATGTATGTTGAGGAAAAGGATCGCAGCTGGTGCACCTCATCTGCGTCAAATGACAACAGGGCGATTACCATTGAGGTTGCGTCCGATACCTACCACCCATACAGAGTAAATGATGTTGCGTACAAGTCTTTGATTAAACTGCTTGTTGATATCTGCAAAAGAAACGGCATCAAAAGGCTTGTGTGGTCAACAAATAAGTCAGAGAGAATGAATCATCTTAACGGTTGCAATATGACGGTTCACAGGGATTATGCGAACAAGTCCTGCCCCGGTGATTATCTCTACAATCTTCACGGACAGATTGCAAAGGAGGTGAACGCTCAGCTTGGCTTAGACAGTTCAAAACCTGTGACATCAAAGAAAACTCTCTATCGTGTACGCAAAAGTTGGAAGGACGCAAAGTCGCAGAAGGGTGCTTTCTATGACCTTTCAAATGCCAAGAAATGTGCCGACAAAAGCAACGGTTACTCTGTCTTTGATGAAAGCGGAAAAGTTGTGTACACGCCAAAGTCATCGGGCAAAAAGTCAGTTGATGCCATTGCAAAAGAAGTAATTCAGGGCAAATGGGGCAACGGCGCCGACCGCAAAAACCGCCTCACCAAAGCCGGCTATGACTACAACGCAGTTCAGAAAAGAGTAAACGAGATTTTATCTTAACAGACAATAGAACAGTATTCTAACAAAGCCAAATCCCCATCGAGGAAGTTTTATTCCTTGATGGGGATTTTTTCGCTCAAAACCTTTGTTTATCTCCAGTGGAAAGTGAATAACAAAAAACCGGAGGTAATATTATGCAAAATGAAATGAGAACAGTATTACAGACAACAGATGTTGAGTCACATTTAAAAATGTCTGCAAAGCCGTTGACAGATGCGGAGCTTTTACAGGACTACAACTATTTTATGGCGCAGAGGGTAGCTAAGGATATGCTTGAAAAAGGACTTATCTCGTTGGAAGAATTCAACAAATTAACAAAGAAAAATCGTGATACATTCTCTCCGTTTTTAGCCGAGATTATGCCAAAAACAACTTGACAATTGTGACATTTAGAGTGATGTATATACAAGTGAAATGGGAGGTGAGTTATCATGAAAAAGGTTACGAAAATTGACAAAATTCAACCTGCAAAAAATGCCGAGGATAAACTGCGTGTTGCAGCCTACTGCCGAGTTTCAACGGCGACTGATGCACAGCTTGAAAGCTTGGAAGCACAAAAGAACCATTATGAAAACTACATCAATTCACGAGATGATTGGTGCTTTGCGGGTGTGTACTACGATGAGGGCATAACAGGCACAAAGGCAAGTAAAAGGCCGGAACTTATGCGGCTTTTAGCTGATTGCAAGGCAAAGAAAATTGATTTTGTAATTACAAAGTCAATCAGCCGGTTTTCAAGAAACACTATGGATTGTCTGAAAATTGTGAGAACACTTCTCAACCTGAATATTCCGGTATATTTTGAAAAGGAAAATATAAATACCGGCTCTATGGAAAGCGAGCTCTTTCTGTCAGTTCTCAGCACAATGGCTGAGGGCGAATCCGCTTCTATTTCATCAAACAACAAATGGTCAATTAAAAAGCGTTTTGAAAACGGAACTTACAGATTAAGCAGTGCACCTTATGGTTATGAGCTTGAATCAGGTGGACTGCAAGTTGTTTCTGAACAGGCAGATATTGTAAAGCGAATATTCAGAGAACTGCTTTCAGGTAAAGGAATGTACTCAATTGCTAAGGAGTTGAACGCTGAACAGGTGCCAACGCAAAAGGGCGGAAGGTGGACATCGACAAGTGTGCACAATATTCTTACGAATGAAAAATATACAGGTGATTGTATTTTTCAAAAAACCTATGCCGACAGTAATTTTAATCGTCATATAAATAACGGAGAGCTTAACAGGTACTTAATACAGAATCATCATGAGGCAATTATAAGTCACGAGGATTTTAAAGCCGCCACTGCACTTATTGAACAAAGGGCAACAGAAAGAAGAATAGAAAGCGGTAGTGATAAATATCAGCAGAGATATGCTTTTTCCGAAAAGATTATTTGTGGTGAGTGCGGAAATACCTTTCGCAGAAGAATTCATAAGGGTAAGTACAATAGCTATGTTGCGTGGGTGTGCAATACTCACCTGTCTGATACGAACAGGTGCTCAATGCTGTTTGTAAGAGATGAGGCATTAAAGCTTGCGTTTGCAACTATGCTTAATAAGCTGATTTTCAGTTACAGACTGCTTCTCAAGCCATATCTTGCAGCAATGCAAAGCAATACGGCTGATGAAGCTTTGCTCCGTATTCAATATCTTGAAAACCAGCTTGACCAGAATGCCGAGCAGCGCAGTACATTGCATAAACTGATGGCGCAAGGCTATATTGACCAAATACTTTACACGCAGGAATGCAACGAATTACTTTTACAGGCTCGTGATTTTAGAAGTGAAATCGAGGCGCTGAATAATACGGTGGCGGGTGATACTACAAAGGTTTATGAAACCGAGCGCCTGATAAATTACTGCAAACGCGGTGAAATGCTGACGGATTTTAATGAGAGTTTATTTGAGTTATTTGTTGACCATATTTTGATTTATTCACGACAAAAAATAGGATTTGTTCTGAGATGTGATCTTACATTTGAGGAGATGATTTAATGGGACACACGCCATTTGGATATATAATCGTTGACGGAAAGGCTGTTGTTGACGAAGGCACTGCCGAACAGGTTCGCAATGTCTATTTGAATTACCTTAGCGGACTTTCTCTTGTCAATGCGGCAAAGAGGGCAGGACTTAATATGCGACATTGCGGAGTGAAGAATATGCTGCAAAACAAGCACTATCTTGGCGATGACTTCTACCCGCAAATAATAGACAATGAAATTTTTAATGCTGCCAAAATGGAATTGAGTGAACGCTCCTCAAGGTTAGGTAGAAACAATCGCTACAAGCCTGAAAAAATAAAAAAGCCACCAATAGCATTTAGGCTTGGCAGCATAACTGAAAATTTTGATAATCCAATCAGACAGGCAGAGTACATATATAGTCTGATAGAAAGTGGGGACATTCGATGGGAAATGTTATGATTATTCCTGCAAAACGACAGGTCGGAAATACCTCACGACAGCAGGAGGATAAGCCAAAGCTTAGAGTTGCCGCTTATTGTCGAGTCAGTACAGACAGCGATGAGCAGGCAACAAGCTATGAAACTCAGGTTGAACACTATACCGAGTATATCAAGAAAAATCCTGAATGGGAATTTGCCGGCATTTATGCAGATGACGGTATTTCAGGTACCAACACTAAAAAGAGAGAAGAATTTAATCGTATGATTGAGGCCTGCAAGACGGGTGAAATTGATATGATAATCACCAAATCAATCAGCCGTTTTGCAAGAAATACCCTTGATTGCTTAAAGTATATACGAATGCTTAAGGATAAAAACATACCGGTATTCTTTGAAAAGGAATCCATCAATACAATGGACGCAAAGGGAGAGGTTTTGCTTACAATTATGGCGTCACTTGCTCAGCAGGAGTCGCAATCACTTAGTCAGAATGTGAAAATGGGCTTGCAGTTTCGCTATCAGAATGGTCAGGTGCAGGTAAACCACAATCACTTTCTGGGATATACAAAGGATAGGGAAGGTAACCTTGTGATTGATCCGGAGCAGGCTGAGGTGGTAAAGCGTATTTACAGAGAATACCTTGAGGGCAGTTCTATGGACAAAATTGCAAAAGGGCTTGAGAAGGACGATATTTTGACAGGTGCCGGGAAAAAGAAATGGTGGACGAGCACCATCAACAAGATTCTCCGTAACGAGAAATACATTGGTGATGCACTTTTACAAAAGACCTACACCACAGATTTCTTGAATAAAACCAGAGTCAAGAACAACGGCATTGTTCCGCAATATTATGTTGAGAATAATCACGAGGCGATTATTCCGAAGGACATCTTCTTGCGGGTACAGGAAGAACTGGTACGCAGACGAGTGGTCAAAACCAGTGCAAACGGTAAAAAACGCAGTTACAGCTGTAATCACTGTTTTGCACAGCTTGTTATTTGTGGCGGGTGCGGTGAAATGTTCCGTAGAATCCATTGGAATAATCGAGGCTGCAAATCTATTGTATGGCGGTGTCTGAGCAGACTTGAGGCGACAGGAATGGAATGCCATGCAAGGACAGTCAATGAAACGGTATTAGAAAATGTGGTGGTTCAGGCAATAAACACGCTCCTTGGCGACAAATCTACCTATCAGGCACAGTTGCAGCAGAACATTGCTAAAGTTATCAGAGAAGCTCAGAAGAATAACACTGATGGCATTGACGAGCAACTGATGGAACTCCAGAAAGAGCTTCTCAAAAAGGCTAACAACAAGGAAGCCTATGATGAGATTGCAGACCAGATTTTCAAGCTCCGTGAACAGCGAGAAAATTGTACTGTTGACACCGCCGCCAGAGACACACAGATTGCAAGAATTACCGACCTTCAGGATTTCATCAAGCAGCAAAGTGCTACCCTCGAAGTTTTCGATGAGACATTGGTAAAACGATGGCTTAAGCAAATTACAATTTGGAATGACCATTGTACGGTTGAATTGAAATCCGGACTTAAGGTCGATGTTGAAAGATAAGCATAAATGCACTAAACCCTCCCAGCCATGATGGTTGAGAGGGTTGTTTTTTTATAAATCATAAAATTCTGAAGAAGGAACCATTTCTATTCTATCTGAATCTACTCCTGCATCTATAAGATTATTTCTTAGTCTATCTTTCTCTTCTGGACGGTAATAATAAACTTTCCAAGTAAGACGACGCATTGTCATATTATCAATTCTATTGAAATATGTTCTATCCACTCCAGCAAGTGAATGACCAATAACACATATTTCATCAATAGTTTTTGCGTCAAGCCTTGGAAGTCGCACAGCATAGCGATTTACATCCTTGTAAGTTCTTTTGTAATAGTCCTCAACGACTCTACAAATACTTGTCCATTTTTCATCAAACAAACGCTCAGCTTCTTCTTTCTTTTCCAAAATATGCTCGATACGTTCTTGATTACCATGTCCCAAGACTGGTTCTATATCGTATTGTCTTAATGACCCGTGGATATGAGTAATCTTTGACGGAGATATTCCATATACATTTTCCAAGACTGCAGTGTAGTTAAATGTGATATAAATCGCTTCATCAGTAATCAATGATGACTTCTTCTTTGTATCACGTATTTTTATTGTTCTTACCCACTGCTTTAAGTATTTTGCTAATCGTTTAATGTAACTATACTCATCTGAAAAGTATTGATATAAGGTGTCTTCTATACCAACATCTCCACCTTCTAAATCCATGTCTACGCTAACACCGTTTTCAATAATTACGTCCTCATCAATATTTGCCAGATTAGTCTCTAATTCATTCCAAAGTAGTTTTGCTTTCTCTGCATCTGCCATCCTTGGATAAATATAATAGTGTTCTTCAAATGCATACAAAAAATTCGGATATACATTTTCCAAGTATTTTCTAAAGTCCCAATACTGCGTCGGCAACCCGTGTCCTATATCAAATCCGTTGCCAATTATAAAGAGCTTCATTGAAAACTCACTCCTTCCTTAACATCTAATCCACTGCCTGCTATATTGCCAACAGTCGAGTTGCCGGATTAGACAACATCTAAATCACTCACTCAAATTGAGTTTGCACCCTAGATAACATCTATCCTAGTGCCACAACCCACGACATCTAATCCACAGCCTAAACCCTACCACTCTTTTTCTGTTCCCCGGCAAATTCGCTTAGTGGATATGTTTCCATATAAGAAAACCGAGCTTTTCGCAAGGCTCATCTGATGATGCTCACCTCGCAAAAAGTCCGGAAATACGCCACTTTTCAGCCCTTATTTATCTTTCCTTGACATCAAGACTACAGCCTCGATGTTGTGGCTCGGTTATTCAACGAAAAACATACTCACCCCCTATTGTACACGGGAATGGCGGACGCACCTTTTCCCTTGAAATCCAGTGGCTCGAGCCTGTGATAACCTTGAATTGTCCTATAATTTGTATAGGCAAACAGGGTAAAGCTCTGTTCCTTAAACTTCATTTTTCATGTCATCCCTACAAACTGGAATTTATATTGCAATCATTTTTTCTTTAATTCTAGAATATTCTTCTCGATCTGCTGTATAACCCCCCTGAAATCATCATCCGTTTTTCCTGTCGGATCTTCAAGTTTCCAGTTGTCATCAAACGCTCTGCCAATAAACGGACAACCTACATCAAAACCCATGGAGATGGAGATGTCTGGCTCCGGGATGCTTGATATCAGCTTAGAATACTGCTTTTTCTCCATGTCGATGCCGTAAAGCTCCTTCATGAGACGGACGGCATCCTGATTGATCTGGGGCGCAGCAAGTATGATGGAATCCTTCAGGAAATCAATGCCCGTATGATTCTGTATAATTTCTGTGAATTAGTGACTTCTCACGCTGTGGTAAAAACATCTAAAAATACCAAACACATCTATAAAATTAATTTCGCCATCACAGTAAACATATGCAGGGCATATCTCAAACACGGTGGTAACGAAACAGAGACCATGCTTCTCATACAAAAGTATCTGACACCTGTCAGGTACAATCGAAATTATCCTATCCACCTCCGTCCAAAGAGAAATAGGGATTTCATGTATCGGGTTGCATAAATCTCGTTACCATTATACTCCATTATGAGGCAGATATGCAATCTGTCTTTTTGTCATACCCCAAAAAATGATTTGAACTCATCATACACCTGCTTTCTACACATTAGTGCACCTAAAAAATACAGCATTTCTTAACTGAACAGTATTTTCAATGCATGACCGCATATGATATACTGTTTTCATCATAAAAAACCTTATCTAGGAACCGTAATAATTCTATTCAAATTTTCTTCCTGATTCACTTCACTCTGCATGTACGGTCACATCACTTTCCTTTTTTTTAGACATAAACCAATAAAATATAACACAAAATACTAAAGCAAACACAACACCAAAAACATTTTGAATCACTCTAAGACTAACTGCTCCT